ATACCAAAGCTTTTTTAGATTCCAGGCGAAATGAAAACGGTCTACTATCTACCGAAGACACGGCTACCTATGAGAGTATGGAAGGCGACGTGGTGAACCTGGGCAAAGAGATTGACCGACTGGAAAGACAAGCGGTTCTAGATTTGGAACTATCCAAGGCAACTACTGTCGCTATCACCAACAAACCGAATCAGCAGACAGAGACCGAAAAAACAGGTCGAGCTTCCAACGACTACAATCGCGCCTTTTGGAAAGCCATGAAAAGCAAAAACATATTTGACGTACAAAATGCATTACAGGTAGGCACTGACAGTGAAGGAGGCTACTTAGTACCAGACGAGTTTGAACGCACGCTCATTCAAGCTTTGGAGGAAGAAAACATCTTCCGTCAGTTAGCCAGAGTCATTACCACTTCTTCCGGGGATAAGAAAATCCCAGTGGTAGCATCTAAAGGCACTGCCTCCTGGGTTGAGGAAGAAGGCGTCATTCCTGAATCTGACGATGCCTTCGGCCAAGTCTCGATTGGTGTATATAAATTAGCCACAGTTCTTAAGATCTCGGAAGAGCTCATAAATGACAGTGTGTTTAATCTGGAGCAATATATCGCCAAAGAGTTTGCACGCCGCATTGGAGCAAAGGAAGAGGAAGCCTTCTTTGTTGGCGACGGCTCCGGCAAACCGACCGGCATTTTCAATGCTACAGGTGGTGCTGGTGTAGGGGTTACAACGGCCAGTGCTACAGCCCTTACCTTTGATGAAATCATGGACTTATATTACTCCCTAAAATCCCCCTATCGCAAAAACGCCGTTTTTGTCACTAATGATGCCACCGTCAAAGCTATCCGTAAACTCAAAGATGGTAACGGCCAATACCTCTGGCAGCCCTCGGTTACAGCAGGCGAACCGGATACTATCTTTAGCCGTCCTGTAAAAACCTCGGCCTATGTTCCGGCAATTGCTATTGGCGCTAAAACAATTGCTTTTGGTGATTTCAGCTACTACTGGGTAGCCGACCGCCAGGGCCGAAGCTTCCAACGCCTCAATGAGCTCTACGCCGTAACCGGACAAGTTGGTTTCAAAGCCACCCAGCGTGTGGATGGCAAACTCATATTACCGGAAGCCATCAAAGTGATCCAGATGAAAGCGTCGTAGGTGAACAAGCATGACAATTAAAAACTATGCAGAACAAGGCGGAGACAAATGGGTGGTTAGCGGTACCTTAGAAATCAAAGTGGAGGGTGAGCTTACCCTTTGCGGTATCCCACTTAGCAGGGCTGTTGAACAAGAAAAGAGTGATGCTACTACTATTGCCGAACTAAAAAGCAATTTTAATGAACTGATAGCAAAGCTACAAGCCGCTGGTCTTATGGACAAGCCCCATGGATAATTTGCTAGTCACCGTAGCAGACGCAAAAGAATATTTACGAATTGATGGCGAGGAGGAAGATACCCTTCTCGCCAGTTTAATTTCAGTGGCAGCTGCCCATTGCGGAGATTACCTGCAAACGGCCTTAGGCACAGAACTTCCGTTACCTGTCAAACAAGCCATCCTCATTCTGGTGGCCCACTTCTATGAGCAGCGCATAGGTGAAGCAATTCCCCAAGTTGTGTACACACTCCTTTCACCATATCGCGCACATTTGTGGTAGGTGAACATCATGAACCCAGGAGAACTCAATTGCCGCATCACGCTGCTTCAGGAAACCAAAGTACCTGATGAGCAAGGCGGCTACGAAACAACTTATACAGTTCGTGCCACTGTCTGGGCCAAGCTTATGACAGTCACAACTAAAACAACTGACCAATACGAGCAACTTGCACCTGATCTTTTGCATCGTATTACCATTCGATACCGCAGTGATGTGGCTGTAACCGACCGCATCCAATACGGCAGCCGGACTTTTGAGCAGTTTGGACCACCGATCAACGAAGAAGAGAAAAAAGCCTATCTTAGACTTGAGTGCCGGGAGGTAGTAGCCGATGAAGCCAACGATTAAAGTTACCGGTATTGATAAATGCCTACGATTCGGTGATTTAATCTCCGGTAACGTCAGTCAAGCTATCGAAAAAGAGGTAGAGCTTGGATCTCGGGAAATCCGGCAACGCGAGCAAGCGTTGGCTCCTAAGAAAAGTGGTCAACTGCGCAAAAGCATTGTTACCCGCAAGGGAAAATACGGTATTTCAAGGATGGTGCGGGCCAAAGCACCTCACGCGCCACTCCAGGAATATGGTACCAAGCGCGGCGTGAAAGCCAAACGTTTTGCCGAAAGAGCACGTAAGGAATTAGTGCCTGGCATTGAGGCCAAGATCCGTGCTACCGTCCGGCGAGAAGTTAACTGATGAAACGTTCACCCGTATCACCTTTAAACAAAGCAATCTATGACAGACTAAAAAACACCCTGACGGTGTCAGTTTACGATCATGTACCCGCAGGCAAAAAAGCCCCCTATGTAGTGCTCACTGATACAGTAGCCCAAAGCTGGACCACCAAAACAATATCGGGCGCAGTAGTAACGGCCACGATAAAAATCATCAGTGAGTACCAAGGCGACAAGGAAGTAGCGGAACTAGCAGATGTCGCTATTGCTGCCATGCATCAGCCGTTATTAGAACTGAGCGACGCTTGGCAGGTGGTGCTGGCGACTGTCGACAACCATTCAGTAGAGCGTTTTGAGTCGCACCGCGAAGCTACGATACTATTTAAATTCACAATAATTGACACCAGGGAGTGATGAAATGCCTTTAATCCCAAGTGATGGCGTAGATTTTCTACTCAAAGTTAACACTGGCACTGCGGAAAGCCCTGTATGGGTTACCATAGGCGGCCAGCGCGGCGCTACGCTCAGTATGACAGCAGCTATGATTGATGCCAGCAACAAAATGTCCGGGGCTTGGACAACCAGTGTTCCCGGTCTCCTTAGTTGGAGTATTGATGCCGATGCGGTTATGCTGACCGACTCGGCAGGTTTAACAATAGAAGCGGGACGACAGCATTTGCTATCGTCCTTTTATAACCGCTCATTAGTCCACATCCGCTACGTACGTAAAGACGGCAGCAAGTTTCAAGGTTATGCAGCCATTACAGATCTATCCGAAGAAGCACCGCACGATGATGTGGCGACCTACAAAATTAAACTCGATGGTAGCGGCGCACCGGAAGAAGTAAATGGAACGAAACAGGTAGAAACGGTAACTGCAGCCGGAACAGTTACGACCGCAGGCAATGCGACCTTTACCATTACCGCTGCAGGAATGACCGGATCACCGAAAGCCGTTAGTGTGGTTGTGGCACTAAATGATTCTGCTGCTGTGGTGGTCCAAAAAGCACGCGAAGCATTAGCGTTGGATAGCTCAATTAATGCGATGTTTGACGTCAGCGGTGTGGGTGCAGTAGTTATGCTGACGAAAAAAGTGGCAGCGGCCAATGACGCGACACTCAATATAGCGATTGCCAACGGAACGTGTGCGGGTCTTACCGCTGTACCGATCTCGACAGATACAACTCCGGGAGTAGCCCCGATATAACGTAGAGCGCATGGCAAATAAGCTGTGCGCTCATTTTAATGTTTACAGAAATAGAAGGAGGAAGTTTCATGACAGGACCAGTGTATCTTACAATTGGCGGCAAAGAGCGCAAGCTCCGCTATGACATTAACGCCGCAGCAGATATGGAAGAACTAATGGGTGGCAAATCCCTGCTATATGTATTGGGTAACCCAATGGCCGCGGGATTTTCTGCCATTCGCATACTTTTATGGGGTGGACTAAAACATGCGGAAAAAGGACTAACCCTACAGCGGGTAGGCCTCATGATGCAAGACTACATGGAGACAGGTGGCAGCGTCGAAAGCCTTGCAGGTAAAATCGGCGATGCTGTCCGCAAATCCAAGATCATGGGTGAGGAAAGCGAAACAGCAGAAGAAACAGCGGAGCCAGGTGACTTGGGAAACGGACAATAACCACGGTAGCGGAGTGGATTGCGTGCATGGAGCCAATGGCCTACGGGGCGTTGGCCCTTACACCCTGGAAGTTCGGGAGACTGACGCCCGGAGAATTCCAGCAGATGATTGATGGGTATCTCTGGCGAACAGCGCAAAAACAGCGTGCAGCCGCACAACTTGTCGCCCCTATCATCAATACTTGCACCAATTACGAACTGAAACGACCAGTTAACGTGGACATGCTTTTAGGCATTGAACCAGCCAAGAAAAAAAGCACTGATAAGACACCGGAACAAGTGAAAGTAGAACTGGCAGAACTGATAGCGAAAGTGGGGTGATACCATGGCCGGAAATGCTTCCATGACCATCTTCATCGGGGGCGACAATTCCGACTTCCTGAAAAAATGGGAAAGTACAAAAAGGGCTATGCGTAAAGGCCTGGGTTCAGAAGCCCTGGAAATGTCGGAAAACATCGTCTCCGGGTTTGCTGCAGCCGCTGCCGCTATGGGGGCATTGGGTCTTGCCAGCATCAAGATGGCTGGTGATATGCAGGCCAACAAGAGAGCCTTTACTACCTTAATTGGCGATAGTGTGCAGGCCGAAAAATTCCTAAGTAACTTAGCAAAATTTGCTGCACAAACCCCTTTTGAACTACCCGGACTTGTCAGTTCCTCAAAAAAGCTATTAGCGTTTGGTTTTGCTGCACAAGATATTATTCCCATGATGGCGGCCATTGGTGATGCTGCCGCTATGCTTGGCATAGGACAAGAAGGCATAGACCGTATGACGCTTGCTATCGGACAGATGCAGGCCAAGGGCAAGGTTTCGGGAGAAGAAATGCTGCAACTGGCTGAGGCCGGGGTTCCCGCCTGGAAGTTTTTGGCCGATGCTATTGGGACAGATATTCCAACCGCGATGAAAATGGCTGAACAAGGTGCCATCAATAGCACCACGGGCATCAATGCTGTACTGATGGGCATGCAGAGCCGTTTTAAAGGCGGCATGGAGGGCTTGTCGCAAGAAATACCAGGGCTTTTTTCAACCATAAAGGACAACGTTTCTTCTGTAATGAGAGAAATGGGTGACAAAATCATTGCTGCGCTCGATCTCAAAACAAGAATGAAAGCCATGACGGAAGCACTCGACCAGTTTGCGGCCTATGTCAAAAATAACGGAATTCAGGCTGCGCTTCGCGATCTGATTCCCAAAGAATTATCATTAGCAATTTTTGTAGTAGCCGGAGCGCTCGCAGGAGCAGCCATTCCGGCTATTATTGCTTTTGGTACTGCCTTGTGGACCGCCTTAGTTCCATTAGCTCCCTTCATTGCTTACGGAGCTGCTTTAGGAGCAGTGGCCTGGGTTATTTGGCAGGCTTGGGAGCCACTAGGTGGATTGTTTGCCAACACCTGGACAGCCGCTGTGGCTTACACGCAGCAAAAATGGGCCGAGTTAAAAGCCCTGGTATTTGGCGGTGTAGAGAGTGTGCTATCCGCTGTCACACCGTTACTCAGGCTCTTTGGTGGCGGACTGCAAGAAGCGGCGGCTGGTTGGCTGAGTGATATTTCGCAGGGGGCAGCCGGTGCCAGCGGCGAGGCCGCCGAGGCTGCCGAGGCTGCGCTGCGTGTACAGGCAGCAACAGAAGGAATAAACACCGCCTTTGAGGGTGTGAAAGAAAAACTGGTTGGTGGCGCGCAAGAGATAAAAGACAGTGCCGCCCAGTTAAACACAACCTTTACCGGCTTAACAGGTACCAACACTGCCAATACGGGAGGTGCGCCAAGCGGTGTAGGGGGCGGCACTGGTGCTACAGGCAATGAGTGGGACAAAATTGCGAAAAAGGCCAGTGAGGTCAGTAAATCTATTGAAGATCAATGGGTACAGACTACAAAAACAGAGCTGGAACAATTAGAACTCTGGCATTCACAGCAAATGGAGGCTTTGAAAGAAACGATGGCCGCCAACGAAAACTACCAGCGTGATTCGGAACGGCTGGAGGCCACCTATTCTGTTCGACGTCGCAAGATCATGGCTGATGAACAAAAAAAGCGGAACAGCATCTGGGATCAGGCTGCAGATTCGGCGCGAGCCTTACAAACAAAGC